CACCTTTGTTATCTCCTAGATGGGGATGATCTTGAATGAATGGTAGAATACGAGCATAAAGGCGAGCAGTCACCCTAACATCTTGAACACAATACTTTTGCATTCGCTTCTGAGCTTTCTCATCATGCTCCATAACAGATCGCCAAAGACTAAAACCTTCATGCTTCATCTTTCGACCGACGCCAAGTAAGGGACCGATGTGAGCTAGCTTATTCATATCAAAGCCGAATGACTTAACTGTCTTAATCAAATCGATACTAGTTGGTGGTGCAAAAGGCTTAAGACCTTCAAGAATTAGATGACCTCTAATTTTAGGTATATCAAATTTATTACCGTTGTAAGTAACAACTGCGTCTGCCTCATTAAGAAGTTCACGGAGAGCTACAGCCATACCTAGAGGACCATCATGCCATTCAGAGAAGAACATGAAATCCTTTGTGCCAACCCAGTGAGCACAGAAGCACAGAAGACCACCAGTATCTACTATCTGTTCGGGTAGAATATTTGTGTCGTACATTTGAAATGCATAGACCAAGGCAGGCTTCGTTTCAATGTCTAGGACCAATACTTTATTCATCTATCCACTCCTGGGGTACGACACCAACAGCCCACTTATAGCCGTTTCGGTCTGCCCACTTCTCGTGGGACTGCTTCTGAAAGGGTACTTTCTTGTTGGCTTCCATGAAAAGAAACCTAATGTCATGATCAGGGTATTGCTTTCGGACTGCGATCATCTTACGAATACTTTCGCGGTCCAGTCTGCCCTTGACTTCAATAATAATTCCATTGTCCAGTATGAAGTCTGGATGATAAATACCGTGAAGAATATAAGGAAGTTCTAAAGTCTCGTAGGTATATTTCACCCCACGAGACTTCAGGTTGGCGTCGACTGTTCTCTCGAAGCCAGATTTAAAAGCCATTAAGTTTGATGATCCGCAGGGTTGACAGCCTCAATGCAATGATAATCTACTGCACTGACATTCTTATCTTGAGATAGTTTAGAAGACTCGACATTACCAATAGCTTCGCACATCTGCATATTATCAACTTGAATACTGGCTGTCCTTACAACACCCGGCTTACCATTGGCCGGCGACATAAACACAAGTATTAGTAGAATGAAATAATGCATTAGATGTCATACTGTGTAAGATTGCCGTCCCTAATGATCTCCATGATCTTAGGGGCATACTGTGGATCAGTTGCATAATGATGAGCCATGATAGCCACAAACATTGGAAGATTAGGGAGTTGGTTCATGGCATTGGCATAAACGGGACTAGTAGCAATTAAATTAGCATGAGCTATAAATGCGTCTGCAATATTATCGTAGACGGCAAAGGGCTGCTCCTCATGAACTACTTTACCATTGATAACTTCGGTAGTCTGACTCATCACATCATTGCCATAAAATGCTTTGATACCAAATGGATTATTAGTGCCAGGTGGCATATGCTGACCCCACCCACTCTCTAGACCATACTGTGCAATAGACACACTAGCGGGTACCCTGGTGGCTTTCTGGGCAGCTTGTGCTGCGGCAATAACGTCAGGTGTAGGTGTCAAAAGGGAAGATCTTCTTGACCGTCTTCGGCCAGTTCAGCAGCCTTGACGCGGCCAATTGGCAAGACAAGAGACGGAATACCACCGAAGGAAGTGGTCTTCATAATGGCCAGATGATGGGGTGTAAACAACAGGAAGCCTGTAGCATACCACTCGTGATCTTCAATGTCAATAATTACATAATCATTAGAGGGAAACTTTGGTTCATCATCTTTGCCGCCAGCAATGGCACCAAATTGGAATATGTTATCGTCGTCCATCTTATTGACTTCCTTTCTTAGAAGCTCTTCTCGTAGACTTTTGGTTCAGATTTCACTTCGGTAAGAAAGACAGGTCCAGTCGAATAGATGAAAGTGCGTAGGCCAATTCCGCCATTACTATCGGCCCAGCAACGCTTCTTGAAATCACAGTATGAGCAATTAGTTCCGAGCTTTCTATTACCACTAGCACCCATAGGTTCATCAGGATAACAACGTTCTGGTGGCTCTTCTTGCTCGACTGCTTCCTTAAGGTATTGAATACGTTCTACAATCTTAAAGACAGCAAGTTCTTCTTGTGGATACTCTAGGTAGGCTAGATCACCACTAACCTTTTCAATTGCAAGAAATGCACCAGCAGTTTCTCTGGCCTTAGAGTATCCTGCAATCTGTTCAATATAACCAAACGCATCATCCTCAGCTAGGGTACCGCGCTCAAACTTCTTAAAGCCATAAGGGCTTGCGGTCTTAACATCAACAGTTACTCCGTCGATGTCAGCGTCGATATGGCCTTTAATTCCTTCGACAACCACCTCAGCTTGGCGATGCGTGACGCTGTGGCCAGACAACTTGGCGAGGAAAAGTAGAACAGACTCCGCAATGTCTCCGAGGAGGAACTTGAGTAAAGTTTTTCCCGAAAGTTTCTCTTCTGGTTCAAAGTGTTTGGCATACCATAGTTGTCGAGCTCCTTTACCGATGTTTGACATTCTGAGAGTGAAAGGTCTAGGTCCATTTAAATTTTCAGCTAAACGATCCTGGATAATAGCAGCTAGTTCAGACCCAAATTCTGTAGCTTCGGCGTCTGTGACTTCACTTCCATTTTCCAGGATCGAATAGATATCTTTTACAAGATCAGTTATTCTGCAACTTCCTTGGCCCAGTCACCTTCATTATCTTCACGAGTAGGGAATTCACCACCTTCAAAACCAACAAGATTCCAGACTTGCATGGAAAGAATATTAGCAGACTTCAGACCCTTACCATATTCATTGATGGCAAAATTAACATTAACCGTACTGCCATTACCAATCTTAACCTTGGGGTTCCAGGGTTCACCATGATGATCAACAACCCGGATCGGTTGATTGGGGCTGCCGTCGTGCTTCAGTTCCTTGCGCTTGAAAGTAATATATTGACCGTTGCCCTTGTCCTTGATCTTCTCCCCCAGACCTTCGGTTTCGAGCTTATGAACGGTCTCCTCATTGAGGTACAAATCAATGGACCATTCCTTATGGGCATTCTGGTAGCCCCAGACGGGTTCACCAGTAACCTTAGCCCACTTAGAAATTCCTTGAATTAGCATACTTTTTAGTTCCTTATTGTTCTTATTGATGACACTCTTGTTATTGAGCATCTTGCTTTTGTTTGGTGTCTTTGACTTATGAACATATACTTTATTAATACTATAAGAATATTATACTACTACTTAGTTAGTATGTCAATCCATTTCATCAAATATCTTCAGGTGAAAACTACCATCACCATTGTCGTGAAAGCGAACACATGAACAACCTTCAAAGTCCTCAACTAATTCCAAAGGAACAGTGATAACAAGTCGTCCATGATCATCATAGAAACATGGCTGACTGTAGTTAGGTCCTTGGCGCATCAATGCGTTTCGGCCCAATTGGCTCCGACTTTGTAGTTGCCTGTGAGCGGTACTTTAAATCCGATAGCAAGACCTGCACTTGCGATTGCGTCAACACAGGTTTGTCCAATCTCCTCAGAATCCTCGGTCTTTGCATCTAATTGACCTTCATCATGAATATTTCCGACATAGAATCCGTCCAAGCCACGACGCCTAATCTCATTACGTGCAATAATCGCGGCTTTTTTCATTACGATTGCTCCAGCACTTTGGAGCTTATAATTAAGGCTAGCGCTTTTGGAATGACACCTGACGAATCCGCCATCAATAGTTCGCAAAAGTCCGCCAGTTCCTCGAAATTCATCTTGGATATCTGCGACCAGTCTGGCAAGTCCTGGCGTACCTTTTTCAAGGACTCCACGAGCCCATTTGCCATATATTCCAGACTCACTGCTACGAAGCTCAGGTTTAAGCGTGACTCCAAGTTTCGGGTCTCCAGCTCCATAGAGATACGCGTAGAATCCGTTCTTGACGGTGAGATCACGCATTTCATCAGCGAGTTGTAGGTTTCGAGTGTTAAGGAGATGGGGGTCCCCTTCAGTGAAAAGAAGGGTGGCCTCATCATTGTTAAGATACTCAGCAAACATACGCATTTCAAGTCCGCTGGCATCATAGCCAACTTCTCGTCTGTTAGGTCGGGCTTGCCAGAGTTGCCTGCATTCAATACCATATTTTACTTTCTTCTTAGCCTTAGGAATATTGGCTGTGTTTGGTTCACGGTGGATCATTCGTCGAGTTGTTGCTGCACAAGTAAAGACACGGCCATGCATACAGCTATCATCATAGTTAACATTGTTGAGCCAACCATCAATCATTGATGCTCGACCCTGAAGAACAATCCACTCGGCCATCGCTTTCGCTTCTGGTCGGCCACTAGTTTCAGCGAAGTTTAGAAGACTCTCCTCATCAACTTGGGGATTGCCTCCACCACCTTTCTCGGTCTTAGGTGTAAAAGTTGTAGGCTCCCAGCCTAGTTCTAGTAGTCGGCTAACACGCTGCTTGGGGCTACCGATATTAAATTCTTCCCAATCTAAAGTACTGTAGGTTCCGTCTTTGTTGTCTTTGAGTTCAGGAAACGTCGCAAGATGTCTGAGGTACGACGCAAACTCCGTTCCGTCTTGTTTAACTCTTCGATTATATGTTTTGGTAGGTTGTAACCTTCTAGGAAATAAGTCATGTATAGGATGTTCAAGAGCTGATTGCTCAGCACGTAAACGTCCGACAAGACTTTGAGCTCCTGGGATGTCAAAGTACCATCCAGCTCGCTGTTGTTCATCCACAACCTCACGTATTTGATGTTCTATCTCACATGAGAGCTCACTGAACCCCATGCGTAGCATTCGTTGCCAAAGAGCTTTGGCGACCTTCTTACCTAGTCGGACGTCCTGTTGGCAATATTTGTCCATCTCCGGACTGTACTTACTGAAGTCATGAAAATCACCTTTAGGGTCTCCCAGGCGCTCGCCCCAAGACTCCAAACTGTGACCACCAGCCAAAGCAGGATCATATAGATAGCTAAGAACAAGGCTATCAACGATATTATGAATTCCTGTAGTACCTCCGACAAGTCGGGCTGTATGGGGTCCGTCATACGATACAATATTATGCCCGACGAAGTTGACGTTTTGACCTCTAAGTTCATCAAAGAACCTCCTTATCTCTTGATGGCCAACGAAACTATGAACTTCACTTTGGTCCATTCGGCTGGCACACATCATCCAGAGTCGATTGGGCCAGAAGTTAGGTACAGCTTCGGCTTCTACGTCTATATAATAGTATTTGTGATAGTCTTCAGGACGAGGAAGGTATTTTACCACTGAT